TTTATCCCAATGGAATGGAACTATGAAGGATTTATTGATGAATACGGAGTTCCAGTTTTTACTACTCCTGACGTCGACAGATTTGCACCAGACGGTGAATTAATAGATGTAGGTGTAATAGATAACTGGCAGAATGAAGTAGATGGTTTAAAAGATGACCAAGATGGTTTGAATGAATTTTACCGTCAGTTTCCAAGAACCACTGAGCATGCTTTTAGAGACGAAACAAAAGGAAGTATATTTAACCTTGTGAAGTTATACGAGCAAATAGATTACAACGAAGAGATGTCACGAACATTAGGCGTTACTCAAGGTAATTTTCAATGGACAAACGGAATTAAAGATACTCAAGTAACTTTTAATCCAGATCCAAAAGGTAGATTTAAAATAAGCTGGGTTCCACCTCAGCAACTACAAAATAGAGTTATACTTAAAAATGGTATAAAACATCCTGGTAACGAGCACATGGGTGCTTTTGGTTGTGATTCATACGATATATCAGGAACAGTAGATGGAGTGGGTTCTAAAGGAGCTTTACACGGTTTAACTAGGTTTTCAATGGAAGATGCTCCAGCAAACAGTTTTTTCTTAGAATACTTGTCAAGGCCACCAACCGCGGAAATGTTCTTTGAAGATGTTCTAATGGCTTTAGTATTTTACGGGATGCCTATACTTGCGGAAAACAATAAACCTCGTCTCTTGTATTATTTAAGGCGTAGAGGGTATAGAGGGTTTAGTATGAATAGGCCCGACAAAATATGGAACAAATTATCTGTAGCAGAAAAAGAAGTAGGTGGTATACCAAATTCAAGCGAAGATATAAAACAAGCACACGCAGCAGCCATTGAAATGTATATCAACGATCATGTTGGTATTAAAAAAGATGGTACTCATGGCGACTGTTATTTCAACGAGCTTATTAACGATTGGACAAAGTTTGATATAAACAAAAGAACAAAGCATGATGCGTCCATAAGTTCTGGCTTAGCCATAATGGCTAACAACAGGCATTTATATGCACCAAACGCAAAGGTTGAAAAACCTAAGTTAAATATAACGGTTTCCAGATACAAAAACACTGGAAGCAATTCACAAATAATAAGATAATATGGCATATTCTAGTAAAAGTTATTTTCCAAGTCAAACAGTAAGTGACGCTGAAAAGCTTAGCTATGACTATGGTTTGAAAGTAGCTAAAGCTATAGAGCAAGAGTGGTTTAATAATGATAGAAGTTCTAACAGATATAAATCAAACCACAATGATTTTCATAATCTTAGGTTGTACGCTAGAGGTGAGCAGTCTATTCAAAAGTATAAGGATGAGTTATCTATAAACGGTGATTTGTCCTATTTAAATTTAGACTGGACACCAGTACCTATAATTTCTAAGTTTGTTGATATTGTTGTTAATGGTATGTCTGAAAGGATGTATGATATAAAAGCTTACTCTCAAGATCCATTTGGAGTTAGTAAAAGAACTGCATATATGGATTCTGTATTAGCTGATATGCGTACTAAAGATTTAAACGCCTTTACAGAAGATGCTTTTGGAATACAAATATCAGAGCATGACGAAGAAATGCTACCTGATTCAGAAGAAGAGCTAGCACTACACATGCAGCTCTCTTACAAACAAGCTGTAGAGATAGCTGAAGAGCAAGCTATAAATACTTTATTAGATGGAAATAAATTTGAATTAATAAAGAAGAGATTCTACTACGATTTAACAGTTCTAGGTATTGGAGCCACTAAAACTGGCTTTAACACTTCAGAAGGAGTTACTATAGATTATGTTGATCCAGCAAACTTAGTATACTCTTATACTGATTCACCTTATTTTGAAGATATATATTATGTTGGTGAGGTAAAAACTATTCCAGTCAACGAATTGGCAAAACAGTTTCCTCATTTATCAGGAGAAGATCTAGAAGACATAATGAAGAGCAAGTCTAACAATAGGTCTAATTACAATTCATCACACAGTTACGATAAAGAAGACACTAATACCGTGCAGGTTATATACTTTAATTACAAGACTTACATGAACGAAGTCTACAAAGTTAAAGAAACTGGCACTGGTGCAGATAAGATTATACCTAGAGACGATTCGTTTAATCCACCAGAAGATATGGAAGGTGGTTTTAGCAGGATGCTAAGATCTATAGAGTGTTTGTACGAAGGCGCTATGATTCTCGGCACTGACAAGCTACTTAAGTGGGAGATGGCTAAAAACATGATGAGACCTAAAAGTGATTACACTAAGGTTAAAATGAATTATTCTATAGTAGCACCTAGAATGTATAACGGCAAGATAGATTCGTTGGTTAAAAAAATTACTGGATTTGCAGATATGATTCAGTTAACGCATTTAAAATTACAACAAATAATGTCACGTATGGTTCCAGATGGAGTCTACTTAGACGCTGATGGTTTAGCTGAAATAGATTTAGGTAACGGAACAAACTACAGCCCACAAGAAGCCCTAAACATGTTCTTCCAAACAGGTTCTGTTATTGGTAGATCATTCACATCTGAAGGTGATCAAAACCCAGGCAAAGTACCTATTCAAGAAATACAATCTGGTAGTGGTGGTGGTAAAATGCAAGCTCTTATTGGTAACTACAATTACTACTTGCAAATGATAAGAGATGTAACCGGCCTTAACGAAGCTAGAGATGGTAGTATGCCAGATAAAAATGCTTTAGTTGGAGTTCAAAAGCTAGCGGCAGCAAATTCAAACACAGCTACTAGACATATGTTACAAGCTGGTTTGTTTTTAACAGCAGAAACTTGTGAGTGTTTATCACTTAGAATATCTGATATACTAGAGTACTCTCCATCTAAAGATGCTTTCATGCAGGCTATTGGTGGGCATAATATGGCTACGCTTGACGAGATGTCAGAGTTACACTTATATGATTTTGGAATATTCTTAGAGTTGTTGCCAGACGAAGAAGAAAAAGCTTTGCTAGAAAATAATATTCAAATGGCATTGCAACAAAAGATAATAGATTTAGAAGATGCTATTGACGTTAGAGAGATAAGAAACGTTAAACTTGCCAATCAAGTGCTAAAGATTAGAAGAAAAAAGAAGTTAGAGCGAGATCAAAAAATGCAGCAAGAAAACATACAGGTGCAGGCTCAAGCTAATACTCAAGCTCAACAAGCAGCTGCTCAAAGTGAAGTACAGAAAAATCAAGCTATATCTCAAAGTCAAGCGCAATTAGAACAAGTTAAAGCTGATTTAAAATCTAAACAAATGGAGTTAGAGGTTCAGCATAAAATGAAGCTAATGCAGTTTGAGTTTGAAATTAATCAACAACTTCAAAAAATGAACATGAAAGAAGTTGATATGAAGGATACGGTAAAAGAAGACCGTAAAGATAACAGATCAAAAATGCAAGCTTCACAACAAAGTGAGCTTATAGACCAAAAACAAAACAACAAACCACCTAAAAACTTTGAGTCATCAGGTAATGATATACTAGGTGGAGATTTTAGTTTAGGTGCATTTGATCCTAGTTAGAATTATTAATTATTATTATATTATATTATGGAAGAAGAAAATGAAAAAGTAATCGAAGAGATTACACAAGAAGTAAATCAAGCGGATCCAGGTGATGAAAACGTGGTTAAGGTTGATGAAAGTAAATTTGAATCTGCTGGAGATGACAACGTCTTAAAAGTAGATTTAAGTAAACCCCCAACACCAAAAGAAGATGAAGTTAAAGAAAGTAACGCTAACGACAGCGGAGTGGTTGCAAGCACTGAAGATGCCGAGCCCACACAAGAACAAAAAGAAGTACAACCGGAAGCTGAAGCACAAGAAGCTCCAGTATTAGAAGAGATTACTGAAGAAGAAGTTGTAGAGGTTGAAGAGCAGGTTGAAGAAGCTATAGCTGAGGCTGAAGCTACCGGGAAACCATTACCAGAAAATATTCAAAAGTTAGTAGACTTTATAGATGAGACTGGTGGAGATATAACTGATTATGTTAAGCTTAACCAAGATTATAGTGATATGGATAACGATGATCTATTACACGAATACTACAAGCAAACAAAACCTCATTTAAACTCAGAAGAAATTAACTTCCTTATGGAAGATCAATTCTCATTCGACGAAGATACAGACGACGATAGAGAAATACGTAGAAAAAAATTAGCGCTTAAAGAGCAAGTTGCCAGCGCTAAAAGCCACCTAGACGGGCAAAAGTCTAAATACTATCAAGATATTAAAGCTGGATCAAAGCTCACAGAAGAGCAACAGAAAGCAGTTAACTTCTTTGATAGATACAACAAGGAGTCAGGAGAGACTAAAAAAGTAGCAGAAGCACAAAAATCTACTTTCTTAAATAAAACTGAACAAGTTTTTAACGATAAATTCAAAGGTTTTGAATACAATGTCGGAGACAAGAAATATAGGTTCAATGTAAACAATGCTGGAGAGGTTAAGAATAACCAAAGCGACATCAATAATTTTGTCAAGAAGTTCTTGAATAAAGATAATGAAATGTCAGACGCCAAGGGTTACCATAAATCTCTATACACAGCTATGAATGCTGACGCTGTTGCTAATCACTTTTACGAACAAGGCAAAGCAGATGCTATGAAAAATAGTATGGCTAAAGCCAAGAATGTTGATATGAATCCAAGACAAGCTCATGGAGAAATTGAAGCGGGTGGTACTAAGTTCAAGGCATTAGGTAGTAATTCTTCTGATTTTAAGTTTAAAATTAAAAACAATAAATTTAAAAATTAAAAAAACAAAATTATGGCAATTACTGCAGGTGGGTCACTTAACTTGACCCCAAGTCCAATCCAGAATACATTATCGTCGAACTACGTAGATTTTACTACGGCGGCGACTGAAGGATGGGCACAACAATATTTACCAGATCTTATGGCGGCGGAAGCTGAGGTGTTCGGAAACAGAACAATCTCAGGATTTCTTTCACAAGTAGGAGCTGAAGAGGCTATGACTGCTGATAGAGTGGTTTGGTCTGAACAAGGTAGATTACATTTAGCGTACACAGGTGCGATTGATGCTTCTGCTTCTGAAGTAACGATTACAGCACAAGCTGGATCGAACGCAGCTTACGTAGCTGAAAGTCACGGTTTACGTGTCGGTGATACTTGTTTAGTAGCTAACGCAAGTGTTACTTACCCAGGTAGAGTAACAGTTGTAGCTGCTGATGTTGTTACAATTCTTCCTTATACTCAGGGACATGCATCTGAAGCTGGTATCGCAATGGGCGATGACCCTGTAACTGTACTTAAGTATGGTTCAGAGTGGGCTAAAGGATCAGACACTCCTTACACTACAGCTAACGAGCCAGATTTCTTATCTTTAACTAACAAGCCAGTTATTATCAGAGACATGTATCACGTTTCTGGATCTGACGTTTCATCTGTAGGATGGGTTGAGGTTTCTGGTGAAGATGGTGCTGGAGGTTACTTATGGTACTTAAAAGCTGAAGGAGAAACTAGAATGAGATTTGCTGATAACTGTGAGATGACATGTCTTGAAGGTATTGTTATTGCTAATGATACAACTCTAGATACTCAAACTAACGGTGGTGCTTTACCACAAGGTGGTACTGAAGGTTTATTTTCTGCTGTTGAAAACAGAGGAAATTCAACTTCTGGTATTACTGGTGTTAATGCTGCAACTGATTTAGCTGAATTTGACGCTATCTTAGCTGAGTTTGATTCTCAAGGTGCTATTGAAGAAAACATGATGTTTGTAAACAGAGCTACTTCGTTAGCA